TCTTTCAATGGGTTCAACCCCATTTACTTATGAAAAAAAACGAAAAGGTAATCGACAAAGAGAACCTCCGAGAATATAAATATATATAATTTTACAAAAAGTCAAGATATTTATAAATTATTTTTTTCTAATTACCAATTCTCCGTCTTTAATTTTCAAATTTGCTAAAACATTTTCTTTTATAGTACCTTTTAGAATTTCTTCACTTAAGAAATCCTCACAAAGATTTTGTATTATTCTTTTTATGGGTCTCGCTCCATATTCTTCTTGTTGATTTAATTCATATATCTTTTGTGATACTGATTCGTCAAAATTAACTTTGTATCCTTTTTCAGTTAATCTATTTTTTAATTTATTTAATTCAACACCAATAATTTGTTTTAGTGCATTTTCGTCTAAAGAATTGAAAAGGATTACATCATCAATTCTATTTAAAAATTCAGGATTGAATTGTTGTTTCAATGATTTTTGTATCATTGTTTTTTTAACTTCTTCTTTTTGTTTATTTGTTGAAGATGTTTCAAAACCAACTCCCCCACCAAATTCAGAAACTTTTTTAGCCCCAACATTTGATGTCATAATAATCAAAGTATTGGTGAAGTTAACTTTTCTACCAAAAGAATCGGTTAAGTGTCCTTCATCTAAAATTTGTAACAACAAATTGAAAACATCTTTATGTGCCTTTTCAATTTCATCAAACAATATAACTGAAAATGGATTGTTTTTTACCTTTTCTGTTAATTGACCACCTTCATCATATCCAACGTAACCGGGAGGTGAACCAATTAATTTAGATACATTGTGTTTCTCCATAAATTCACTCATATCCACACGAATCATTTTTTCGGGATCACCAAATAATATTTCAGCCAATGATTTTGCAAGATATGTTTTACCGACACCAGTTGATCCTAAGAATATAAATGATCCGATTGGTTTATTTGTATCTTTAATACCAACTCTATTTCTTCTGATACATTTAGATATGATTGATATCGCCTCATTCTGTCCAATAACCTTAGATGTTAAAATTTTATCTAAATTCAAAAGTTTTTCTGTTTCTTTTGAATCCAATTTTGTAATTGGTACACCAGTAATATTTGAAATTATCTGGTAAACATCTTCAATACTAATTGGTGTTTTATTATTTTGTTGGTTTATCAACCATTTTTCTTTTTCTTGTTCTAATTTTGATAGAACAGTTTTTTCTGTATCTCTTAATTTAGCTGCCAATTCATAATTCTGTGTTTTAACGACATCTAATTTTTTTTGTTTTATTTCCTCAACTTCTTGTTTTAATTTTTCAACACTTTCAGGTATTTTATTAGATATTTTCTTTTCTGAACCTAATTCATCCATAATATCAATTGCCTTATCAGGAAATTGTCTGTCAGTCATAAATCTTTTTGATACTTTAACAATAGTATCAATAACACCATCTTCATATTTTACTTTATGAAAATTCTCATATGATGTTTTAAGATTTTCCAAAATTTCAACAGTTTCTTTTTCTGTTGGTTCCGGTAAGATTATTTTTTGGAATCTTCTAACTAACGCAGAATCTTTTTCGATGTTCTTTTTGTATTCATCAAAAGTTGTTGCACCAATACATTGAATTTCACCACGAGCAAGTGCGGGTTTTAATATGTTGGCTGCATCCATTGATCCGCTGGCATTACCTGCACCGACCATTGTGTGTAATTCATCAATAAAAACAATTACATTCGGTGCTTCTTGTAATTCATTTAATATCGCTTTAATCCTTTCTTCAAATTGACCCCTATACTTGGTACCCGCAACTAAAGATGTCAAATCCAATGACATTATTCTTTTATCTAAAAGATTTGAAGGACAGTTACCTTTATTAATCAATAGCGCCAATTTTTCAACCAATGCCGATTTACCCACACCGGCATCACCCACAATAACAACATTATTTTTCTTCTTTCTTGAAAGAATTTGTGCAATTCTTTTTACTTCTTTATCTCTACCAACAATAGGGTCTATTTTACCTTCTTGTGCTAATTTTATCAAATCTCTTGAGAAATTATCTAATATAGGTGTATTAGAATTTCTCTTACCTTTCTTATTTTGGTTTGTTGGTTGCCCATCATCAATGAAATCTACTGACATATTTTAATTATTTTACTACAAACATACGTTATTTTAAATTAAAAAAAAAATCAATTATTAACAAAAATTGATAATTATAGTAAACAACGTATGTCAAGAATAAAAGAATTAAAAAATGATGAAAAAAATATTATAAATATTATTGATCTTTTATCTATTCTTTGTGTTAAAAAAACAAAATATGTTGAGACGTTGATGAGGATCATTAAAAATGAAAAAAAACATAAACAACATATAAAAGAAATAAAAAAATTTTTAAATGATGAATTGAATATATCGGAAGAGGATATAAAAAATATTCCAGAAGATCACTTATTGTTTTATCATACGTTTATGGAAAATATGATTGGTATCGATGACTTAAAATCATTTCAAAGGTTTTGTGAATATAATGAAAAAAATCTAATACCAAAAAACGATTTAAGTACATATAAAAATTTTTCACAGATTAAATCGTCAATATCATTAGCAGAAATAAAAGAATACGAAAAAGAACTTGAGGGTCAGATAGTTGTGTTATTTAAAGACGAAGAATGGTTAATATTAAAACCATTAACACATCAATCATCAAAAAAATATGGATCAAATACAAAATGGTGTACCGCATCGGAAGATGCTCCACAATATTTTGAGGATTACAGTAGAAATGGTATGTTGATTTACATTATTAATATGAAAACAGGTAAAAAGACCGCAGTACATAAATTATTAAGGAATAACTCGGTAACATATTGGAGTCAGTTAGATAAAAAAATAGAACAATCTGAAACGAATCTCCCATTCCATATTATAAATGTTCTACAGAAATCATTAAAAGAAAATATAAGTAATAATTCATTATTAAATAAAAAAACTACTGTCAATCATCAATCTACAGTTCGTAAGAGAATTAAATTTAGAAATAATGACCATACTGATATGACAAATAGTCCGATCAAAATAAAAAGATAAGACAAAATGTCATCAGTATCTTTATGGTATAAAAATTGAAAATGGGTTACTAAAATTAATAATTATGATTACATTATTTAAAGACCCATTTTTTCAGGCATTTGATAAAATGTTTGAATTTGAAAGAGAACTTAATGTTCCGAAAACCAAAGTTAATAAAGATGAAACAGGTTATGTTGTAACTATTCCTGTACCGGGACTAACCAAGAGTGATCTCAAGATCACCACAAAAGATGGTATTTTGAAAATCACTTTTGAAAAAGAAGGTGGTTCGACATTTGTACCAAACTTCACAAAAACCTACACTTTACCTGATGAGGTAAATGAAAATCAAATTGAAGGTAAGGTCGAAAATGGTGTGTTAGAATTAACATTACCAATTTCAAAGAAAAAAACTTTGGAAAAACTAATTTCTCTTAATTAAATTAAAACCCCGAAATTTTCGGGGTTTTTTATTTCCCATATATTTCGTATATTATAGTAAAAACTATATTATGGGAATCATTTCAGAAAAAATCGAAGGAAAACTTATTACAGTTGAAATCAATTCATCAAATCTAAAATCAGCATTGTATGATACTGAAAGTCAAGATTTGACGATTACTTTCAATAATGGTGGTATTTATGAGTATAATAAAGTACCGTGGGATATTTTTGCTAAATTAAGATTAGCGGAATCTCAAGGGAAGTTTTTTAACGCAAATATTGCGAAAACTTATAAGTACAAAAAGGTAAAATGAGTGAATTTAAAGAACTAATTTTTAAATTAAGAGAGGATCCCGATAAAATTGAAAAAATTTACGAATACGTAAAAACAGATCCTGTTACTTTATCAAAAATGCCAGACGATACATATATCATATCAGATGGTAATCACAGGTCGAATTTACTTAATCTTTTAAAAGTTGATAATATTCCATCAATTATTGATGGTGAATTTAAATTGGTTCCAATAGAATTACTTAGAAGACCAAATGGTACGATAGGTACTCAGGGCTTTACATCTGAAAATATGATTAACTTGATTAATTATATTTTAAATAAAAAACCAAAAAAATCTTTATTTGAAGAACTAATTGAAGACAAGGAAGTTGATAAAAAGATAATTAAATCTTTTAGAAGTAAAGATACATTATGTCCAAACATATTTCGTAGAGTTGGGAAAGAATATGTTATTAAAGACGACATTAGAAAAAAACTATTGGAAATCACCAATGAATATTTAGATTTTATTGATGTTGAATTTTTTATTCACGATATAGTTCTTACCGGATCTTTGGCAAACTATAATTGGTCGGAATTTTCAGATGTTGATTTACACATATTAGTTGACATGGATGAATTTGATAATAAAGAAAAAGAAGATTCCACTATCTTACATAAAATAGTTCAAGATTTTTTTGATTCAAAAGAAAAAGTTTGGAAATCGAAACACGACATTAAAATAAAAGGTTTTGATCTTGAAATATACGTTCAAGATATTCATCAAGAACATGTATCATCTGGTGTTTACTCTATATTAAATAACAAATGGGTTGTCACACCTGAAAAGACAAATCCAAAAATAGATGATAAAAAAATATTACAAAAGGGTGAAGAATATGGAAAGCAAATAGATGATTTATTATCTAAAATGGAAAGTGGTGATGATATAACAAAAGAAACTAAAGACTTATATAAGAAGATAAAAAACTTTAGACAGAGTGGTTTAGAATCTGGTGGTGAGTACTCATATGAAAACTTAACATTCAAGTTACTTAGAAGAAATGGGTATATAGAAAAAATATTAGATTTAAAAAGTAAGATAATCGATAAAAAATTATCTCTATCAAATCAATAAACAACAATTTTTTTAATATATCCTTGTATTTATAGGATAAGAATAATTATATTTATTAAACAAAAAACATGGGAGATTTAAAACCATTGGGTAGTGAAAAGTTAAATGGAGATGACAAATTAAAAAGAATTCTCGAATTAACCTACTATAATAGTACACCCAAAAAATCAACAAATAATAACACTAAAGCCGAAATGATTAAAGAATCTATTGGTAATGGAGTATATGGTATCGTAAAAGAAAGAGACGGTTACTATGTAAAAAAAGGTTTAAATGAAAATTCACTAGATTATATTGGTGGAATGTTCATGAAAAACAAAAATAGATTTTCTTCATATGCTGAGGCGTTGAAAAGAATGGATTTACTTGTTGGTCAAGAAAATTTACAAGAAGCAACAAAATACGTTTTAAAACAAAAACCAGAAGGTGGGGCACCTGCACCTGAAGCACCAATGGCACCCGCACCAGCGGCACCAGAAGGTGGGGCACCTGAAGCACCAATGGCACCAGAAGGTGGGGCTCCTGGCGGAGAAGAAGTTCCAATGGCGCCAGAAGGTGGAGAAGAAGTTCCAATGGCACCAGAAGGTGGAGAAGAAGTTCCATTCGCACCTGAAGGTGGAGAATCAGGAAAACCTTCAGATTACATGGCTGAAGTACAAAAATTTTCAGGGAAACTTGGTCAAGAATTAAGAGATCAAAAACAAAAAATGGAAAGTGACGATATTAAATATGTTTTAAACATGATAATATCGGCAGTTGATTTAGATAAATTAGAGGATGAAGATATCGAGGAAATATCTAAAAAATTCGATCGTGAGGAAGAAATTCCACAAACACCAGAAGGTGAGGAAGAAATTCCACAAACACCAGAAGGTGGGGAAGAAATTCCACAAGCACCGGAAAGTGGGGAAGAAGAATTGGGTGAAACAATGGATAAATTAGAAAATTTCATAAATACACCGATCGCAACTGATGAAGAAATAGATGAAGTTAATTTAGATGATTACAATGATTTAGGTGTTTCTGAAAGTGATGATCTTTTAGAGGTTGAAATTGATATGGATGAAATAAAAGCTGACATAAGCAAAAGTATTGGTGAGACGTTGAGTAAATATTTTAAATAAAATATGAGACTTATCTATGTTAATGAAATTGGTGCAGATTATAAAGGTCAAAAACAGTATGAATTTATCTTCAGTAAATCTACAGAACTTGACATAGAGGAATGGTTTGTTATACCGGCATCAATTTCAACACAATCTAAGTCTCCCGATGTTGAATATATTGACTTAGTTGGTCTTTTAAAAAATTCAGACATAGAATTAGAACTTGTTCAAAACTCCGATTATTTCGGAGTTATTGATGCTGTGGATGGTGTAGTTGCATTAGGTTGGGAAAAATTCAATCCTGAAAGTCAAGATGAAAGATTGACATTTAAGTTTGGAGAAACATTAGAAAGTGTAACAAAAAAAATAAAAGAAAGAGGTTATCACCTAATAAATGAAGAAATAAAAATTAAAATAATATGACAAGATCAGAAATGGTTAAAAGACTTGTAAATGAGGGTCTTTCCACAAAAACATTGGTTAATTTTAGTGATAATCAACTTAGATCACTATGTGATAGAATGTTAAATGAAGCACTTGTTAAACAAGTTAAAGTTTACAGTATGAGTAATCCAAGTGACGCCGCAGAAATTAATACAATTATTAATGATCCTAAAAAAGTTACCGATATTTCTAAACAAGGTCACATACAAGTAACAAAGGAAACAGAAATGAAAGAAGGGAAAAAGAAACCTACTCAAAAACAATTATCTGCTTTAGATAAAAATAAAAATAAGAGAATAGATAAAGAAGATTTCAAATTATTGAGAAATAAAAAAGATGTTAAAGAAGAGTTAAAAGGTAATCAGAAAAAATTAGATGTTGCTGAACCTAAAGGTAAATTAACTTCTGCCGATTTTAAAAAGTTAGGATCAAAAAAATCTGAAGTTAAGGAAGGTCGTAAATTAGGTCAAAGAGCAAAATTGGCTATGACTTTAAAAAAGTTAAAAGAAAATCATGAAATATCAGAATGGGTTAATAACTTAGCAGAAACAAATTATCATCCATTCACATCAAAAGGAGAAATCATGGAACTTTTACAAAGAAAACTTAATGAAACTGAAACAATGATACCTATGCCCAAAAAAGCTAAAAAAGGTCATAAAGGTCATAATGGTATTCCTGAGTTTATGACTTATGATTCAATAACATCAACTGAAACAGCACCGACAAAAGAACCTTCAACAAAACCCACACCAACAAAAGATCCGGGTGAAAAAACCCCACCAAGAAAAGATCCAAGAAAAGATCCATTCAGAAAAGATGACCCAAATCCGATTCCGAATCCCGGTCCAAGAGCAGGATCAACAATAAAAGAAGGGAAAAAGAAAAAATAAAATGAAAATTGTTATAAGCAAAAAAAATTTACTATCTTTAGTTAAAGAAAATATTGAAGAAATGGCAATGGATTTTGATTCTGCCGATAGGCCCGATTCTGGTGTACAGTCTAAACTTAGTCAAGGTGAAACTCCTTTGAAAAAAATTCCCTTACCTAAAACAGGTAATGAACCAAATCAAAATTTCCAGGAACTTTTGGCTTCAGAGAGATATAAACAAGTTGTTCAGAAAGTTAGACAATATACTAACATTCAAACACCAATGGTTGGTATGCAAAATATGATGCCATTAATGCAAACCATGATGATGGCACATAATGAAATTGTTCAAACCGAAAGAGAACATAGAGAAGAATTAGAAAGATTGGCAATTGATTTGGTCATGAAAGAATTTGGAATTGAGGAAGGTGACATTGAGTTTGAGGCAAAAATTGTTGGTATGGGTGAAATTGATACTCAGGACTTTAATAGAGATCAACCGGGTCAACAACAACCTGAAATGGAAGAGGTCGAAATTGAACAGGAATTATTTGATGATTTACAAACATTAAATTTAGAAAAAGCTAAAGCAAGACTAATTGGTAGTATGATACAAGGTGCATCGAAAAGAGGTCATTATATGTATCATTATGTTACAGATAAAATTAGAGAAATTACCGGTTCAGAATCATTAATTAATCAATATGGTATTTTAATGTCAATTAATGATACATTATATTGGCAAGTCAGTGATCAACAAATGAAAGCTTCCATGGGTGGTGGAGGTGGTGGTAATATGGTTGGAGGTAAAGAAAGTATTGACCCTAATTCAAATCCACCAAAAGTAATGGCACAAGGATTGAATTTCCCAATATTGGTTCATGAACTAATAAAAGGTACTTTTGAAGTGATTGCTGCAATTAAAGGACAGGATAGAATTAGAAGTCAAATACCAGAAGATGTGTTAACTGATGAAAATAAGAAGAATATACAATTAATGTTATTTTCACATATAGTTAAAAAGCCAGCTAAAGAATTTTTAGTATTCATGAAAGAAGTTATTTCAGGATCAGAAAATGGTAGAAATTTAATGAAAATTATTGTTGATTCTATAGAGGCGGAAATAAGAAATTATGATTATGAAGAATCGATGAGTGAATTTGACGATAAACTTACAGATATCTCAGATGAAACTGATGATGATGATTTAAAAGATTTCCTTGGTGGCTTAGGTATTGATCTATCATAATCAAGTAAAGATAATAAAAAGGGAGGTTTTACCTCCCTTTTTTGTATTTATAGGTATATGAACACAAAGATTGAACAGTTAAAAGAATACGCTAAGATTATCAAAGATGCTCCGTATGCCTTAAAAACATACTTAACAACTTATGATAATACACAAAAGAAATTCGTACCCTTAGAATTGTTTCCTGATCAAGTTCAATTGATTAAGGATTATGAAACTTATAATGAAAATATAACAAGAAAATATAGACAGGCGGGTGTATCTACAGTAACAGCCGCTTGGATTTCAAAAAAACTCCAAACCGCAAAACCCGAAAATCCTGAAAGGGTTCTGATTATTGCGAATAAGAGAGATACCGCGATTGAAATGGCCAATAAAGTTAGACATTTCTTGGATCAATGGCCAGAATGGATTAATGTGGGTTTTCACCCTGATAAAAACTCAGAAAGTAGATTTAGATTAAATAATGGATGTGAAGTTAAAGCGGTTGCGACATCTGCGGATGCATTACGTGGTTACACACCAACGATACTTGTATTTGATGAGGCGGCATATATTGAAGCGGGAGAAGACTTTTGGGCGGCATCTATGGCGTCACTATCTACGGGTGGTAAGATTATTCTTATATCAACACCAAATGGTTATGATCCGATTTATTATGGTGTTTATGACCAAGCGTTACGTGGTATAAATGATTTCCATATAACAGATTTAAGATGGTTTAAAGACCCTCGTTACACTAAAGACTTACGTTGGGTTAAATGTGCTGACATATGTCATTATATGTTGAATAGAGAACAATATAATGATGATGAAGTGGTAATGTATGATTTTGATGTTGAAAAATATAGAGAATATGAAGAACAAGGATATAAACCATTTTCATCTTGGTTTGAATCAATGTCTAAAAAATTCAAATATGATAGACGTAAAATTGCACAGGAATTGGAGTGTGACTTTTTAGGTTCAGGTGATGGTGTTATTCCAAGTGAAACCCAAGAAAATATTGCAAAAAATATGATCAGACAACCAATGGAAAAGTACATGCAAGGTACACTTTGGCAATGGAAAGAACCAGTTGAGGGTCATCGTTATATTATGGGTGTTGATGTGAGTAGAGGTGATAGTGAAGATTTTTCTTCGATCAATATTATTGATTTTGATGATAGAGAACAGGTGTTAGAATATATTGGTAAAATACCACCAGATGATTTAGCGTCAATTGTTTATAAATGGGGTATCCTTTATGGAAACGCCTTTGTGGTTGTGGATATAACTGGTGGTATGGGTGTTGCAACATCAAGAAAATTACAAGAATTAAATTATAAAAACATTTATATTGACGGTATTAATACACAAAATATTTGGGAATACAATAAGAAAGCGATGGAAAAAATTCCCGGTATTAATTTTAACAATAAAAGAACCCAGATAGTCGCATCATTTGAAGAACAACTAAGAAAAGGTTTTATTGTTAGATCAAATAGATTACTAAATGAATTAAACACATTTGTTTACATAAACGGTAGACCAGACCATATGAAGGGATCTCACGATGATTCTATTATGAGTCTATCCATGGCATTATATGCTGGTGAAATTTGTTTTAATCAATTACAAAGAGCCGATTCAACTAATAAAGCAATGTTAGAATCTTGGGTATCATCCGAAAGAACATATGAAGCCAATAAAACTTTTTATTCATATGGAACAACTTTAGACCCAATAGGTGCATTAGCAATGGATAATAGTTTTTATCACAAAGATAACACAATGAATGTTGGAAAAGACATATATAAAGAATATTCTTGGTTATTTACTAAACGTAAATAAACTTTAAAGTGATAAAAAAAACACGTATCTTATAAAAAGACTATTTATAAACATGGCAGATCAAAATATTACAGTATTTCAGAAATTAACCAAGATGTTTGGTTTTGTTGGTCAAAATAAACCTACTCAACCAGAAAATCCGTCATTTAATTTCTCTAAAGAAGAATTATTAAAAACAAGTAGTAAAGAAGAATATGATTCGGCTTTATTACAATCCCAACAAAGTCAATATATTGCAGATAAGTGGGCTAAATTAGATCAATCATTATATAATCAATCTGTTTATTATGAACCAAATAGATTGGCCGCATATTATGATTATGAATCAATGGAATTCACACCCGAAATTTCCGCGGCATTGGATATATACGCAGAAGAAAGTACGACACCATCAGAAAAAGGTGAAATTTTAACAATATATTCAGAATCAGATAGAGTTAAATCCATACTACAAGATCTATTCAATAATAAGTTAGACATAGCAACAAATCTACAAATGTGGACGAGAGGTCTTTGTAAATATGGTGATGATTTTGTATACCTTAAAATAGACCCTAAAGATGGTATTGTTGGTTGTCAACAATTACCAAACATAGAGATAGAAAGAATTGAAGGCGCGTCTTCTAAAACACCAAATCAAAGAGATATTAAAATACCAACAAGAGAGTTAAGATTTCAGTGGAAAAATAAAGACATGGAATTCCAAGCCTGGGAAATTGCTCATTTTAGGTTATTGGGTGACGATAGAAAATTACCATATGGTACCTCTATGTTAGATAAAATTAGAAGAATTTGGAAACAACTTCTATTAGCGGAAGACGCAATGTTAATTTATAGAACATCAAGAGCACCTGAGAGACGTGTATTTAAAATATTTGTTGGTAATATGGATGATAAGGATATCGAACCATATGTACAAAGAGTTGCAAATAAATTTAAAAGACAAGCGGTACCTGATCCTAAAAACGGTCAAGTCGATATGAGATATAATCAAATGGCCGTTGATCAAGATTATTTTATTCCCGTTCGTGACCCTTCAGCCGCAAATCCAATTGAAACATTGGCAGGAGCACAGAACTTAGGTGAAATTGCCGATATTGAATATATTCAAAAGAAAATGTTGGCGGCACTTAGAATTCCTAAGGCGTTTTTAGGTTTTGAGGAAGTTGTTGGGGATGGTAAGAATTTGGCATTAATGGATATTAGATTTGCCAGAACAATTAATAAAATACAGAAATCATTAATTCAAGAATTAAATAAAATTGCATTAATACACCTATCACTTGTGGGTTTGGAGGATGAACTACATAATTTCCAATTATCTTTAACAAATCCTTCCTCTCAGTCTGATTTGTTAAAAATAGAACAATGGAAAGAAAAAATAACTCTTTATAAAGATGCAACATCCGACCAATCACAAATAGGTATTTTACCTGTTTCACATACTTGGGCTAAGAAAAATATTTTAGGTTTTAGTGATAATGAAGTTATATTAGACTTAGAACAACAACGTCTTGAAAGAGCGATCGGATTTGAATTAACAAATACACAGAACATAATAAAACGTTCGGGTGTGTTTGATGAAGTTGATAGAAAATACGGTATACCGGAAGAAGAGAGGAAGAAATTAGAGGCGTCTGGATCAGCGGGTAGTGAATCACCTGGAGGTGGTGGAATGGATATGGGTGGAGGA